CAAGCTACCATTAAAACCATCAACACACAATTGCCTAAGGCTGTGTTCATATCACCACTCATGCGCCCACCAGCACACTTATACGAGATACCACTAGTAGTGTACCCGTAATTGGTCATTTGTAAAGAACACAACCACGCGAAATAAGGATCATTGCAACAGTGAGTGTAGACATAATGCTCTATCCACAACAAGTCCTCACTAACATGCAAGTCGAACTTAGAACAATCCAATGATACCACCACCGGATTGTCAAATTTACGCATTTTCGCCATAAGCAACATAGCACGCTCATATGAATTAAGCCCCTTGGCAATAATTCTTCCCTTTGGAAAATGAGCACCATCACCACTGACCGCATAAATCATGTGTTCAATGGGTTTCAAAAAACGGGCAAATTCTACACAAAATTTAGAGCCCCGAAATTGAACTGGACGAGGTACTGGATTTATTTTCGCATCCGGATTCCCCTTCTCAAATTTGACAAACATAGTCGTATTGGCATCTTTGGGTTTAACCCCACCGGCCTTGCGCACAAACTCCTCACTACGAAGAAACTTTGCTCGTTTGGCTCCCGAATAACTATTGGGCATAACACCATACGCCTGAGGTATAGTGGGATGCAACAATTTCAAAAGTTGATCGGCCATGTTTATCAATTCTCTACGTCCCCTAATATTCGGTTGAGGGACATCAGCAAGCACACGATTATGCAATGCCAATAACTGATTGTGCGTACAGTTGTAGTGTGCGAAAGGGACAAATGTCTGAAGACCAGACACTACAGGAATAGCTATTCGCACATAACATTTCCTGTGCTCATCCCCAGTAGTCTCCCCCGTCTGTGTTATTGAACATCCAGCACGCATCGCGGCATAAGGTATATCACCCATTGCCGCACAGACAGGTTTGACCACCACGGGGCAGCCTCACTTCGCAACAGGAAGTGATGCTCCAAGGGACAAGTCCCCTGGAACAACACCCTCCCGCGCGAAATCAGTCATCCCATGCATTTGGTCAATACACCTGGGACGATCGGTCCATGATTGGAATAACGCCTCCTCCATCAATGTCCTTGTAGATACCAAGGATATGACTCGAGCAATTTGGACGGCAATTTTAACCTCATCCTTGGCCCATAATGTTCGATTAGCTCGTATCCATTGAGACGCACGCATCCGGCAATCCTTAAGGTTGTCGACGGTGCGCGGTACGAACAATTGGGCATTCATCATTGCAGCCAAGAAGTGTTCATCCACACCATGTAAATGGGCTTGTTTAATTATTGCCTCTCCAAGATTCGACAGATTGTTAAATCGTCGCACATAAGGGAAATCCCAGAGGTATACCATATAATTAAACGCTAACGTTACAAGGAGCAAAGCCAACACAAAGTTTAATCTAAACTCGAACCTAAACGTTGGAGGAAAACACATCTCCATTAATGGATTAGCCACAGGCTCAATTACCAAACTATTCAAGAATAAATTCACCAGGTTGTCTTTAAACGCTAGGGAAAGAATGAAAGCCAAGCACAGACCAGCGGAGAACTCGCCAGCAATAGACCACTGGCGAACCCATCCGGAGTTGTTATTTACGTAATCATTATACTCACGCAACTCTGCATCAAGTGACTTAACAGTTTGCTTAGATTTGACAAGCTCTATCTCTTGTTCTATCTGTGCAATCTGTAGTTTTACCAAATCAGCATCAGGAAGCTGTTCACTTGACACCTTGAGCTCATTCTTAAACTCGACCACGTCTGGAATTCGTATTGGTTTGGACATTTCAACAATCTGCTGGTCCAACTCATCTGCCTCTAATCGTAACTTGCAATCCTTAACCTTATGACCAGGTTTCTTGCAACAGAAGCATACAGAATTTTTACTTCGGCGTCCCGAAGGTGCTTCGCTTATTGAAGCGCTACTAGACAAGCTAACCGACCCTTGAGCAGGAGATGGAGTTTCCTTACGATTTGGTAAAGGTCCACGTCCACTAGGTCGGTTTCCAGTGCTACCATGAGCGGCTGGCACCGAACGCACACCATTG